GGGAAAGACCTGACAATATATTAAACAACTGGCGTGTTACAAAAACATGTTTAAGATTAGGTAGTAGAATTATAGGTAAGTGCATGATGGGGTCAACTTCCAACGCCCTAGACAAAGGTGGAGATAATTTTAAGAAATTATACAATGCATCAGACGTTACTCAAAGAAATAGGAATGGACAAACAAAGTCTGGTTTATATTCTCTCTTTATCCCAATGGAATGGAACTACGAAGGATTTATTGACCAATACGGACGTCCTGTATTTGATACGCCAGATAATGATGTCTTCGCCCCAGACGGAGAGTTAATAGATATAGGTGTAGTAGAAAACTGGCAAAATGAAGCTGATGGTTTAAAGTCAGACCAAGACGCTTTGAATGAATTTTATCGTCAGTTCCCAAGAACAACTGAACACGCGTTCAGAGATGAAACAAAAAATAGTATATTTAACTTAGTTAAACTATATGAACAAATAGATTACAATGAAGAGCTAGGATCAACTCTAGGCTTGTCTACTGGTAGTTTTCAATGGGTTAATGGCGTAAAAGATTCACAAGTAATATTTTATCCAGATCCAAAAGGTAGATTTAAAGTAAGTTGGATCCCACCAACAAACTTACAGAATAATATTGTAGTTAAAAACGGAATAAAATACCCTGGCAATGAACATATGGGTGCATTTGGTTGTGATAGTTATGACATATCAGGAACGGTAGATGGCAAAGGTTCTAAAGGTGCTTTGCATGGATTGACTAAATTTAGTATGGAAGATGCACCGCCTAGTCAGTTTTTTTTAGAGTATATAGCTAGACCACAAACTGCTGATATATTTTTTGAAGATATACTTTGTGCTTTAGTTTTTTACGGTATGCCAATGCTTGCTGAGAATAACAAACCTAGATTATTATACTATTTAAGACGTAGAGGTTATAGAGGTTACAGTATGAATAGACCAGATAAGATATGGAATAAACTATCTGTAACAGAAAAAGAAATAGGTGGAATACCAAATACAAGTGAAGATATAAAACAAGCACACGCTGCAGCTATTGAAATGTATATTCAACAAAAAGTTGGAGATGTTGGTGATGGTAAGTATGGTAGCATGTATTTTAATAGAACACTAAATGATTGGAGCAAGTTTGATATAAACAAAAGAACAAAGTATGATGCAACAATTAGTTCTGGGTTAGCAATAATGGCTTGTAATAGACATTTATATAGGCCTAATCCAAAACAAACAAGACAACCAGTTAATATAAGCATATCAAGATATAATAACAAAGGAACGAATTCAACAATAATTAAACGATAATATGGCAGAGTCTGTACATAAAAATTTTCCTTCTCAAGTTGTTAGTGATTTAGAAAAAATTACTAATAAATATGGATTACAAGTGGGTCAAGCAATCGAATCAGAATGGTTTGATGAAGCTGGTTCTCACAGGTACTCACATACTAATAGAAAGTTTCATAGCTTAAGATTATACGCAAGAGGAGAACAATCAATACAAAAATACAAAGATGAGTTATCTATAAACGGTGATTTGTCTTATCTTAATTTAGACTGGACGCCAGTACCTATTATACCTAAGTTTGTTGATATTGTTGTTAACGGTATGGCTGGTAGAGGTTACGAACTAAAAGCATATTCACAAGATCAATACGGAGTATCAAAAAGAACAGAGTACATGGACAGTATGATAGCTGACATGCAAACCAAAGAGTTTAATGATGCTGCAAAGCAACAGTTAAACATAGATATGTACCAAAACAACCCGGCTGATTTACCAGATACAAAAGGTGAGTTAGAATTACACATGCAGTTGACTTATAAACAAGCAGTTGAAGTTGCAAATGAAACAGCTGTAAACACATTGATGGAGGGTTGTAAATATGATTTAACAAGAAGAAGATGTTTAGAAGATTTAACTGTTTTAGGTATTGCTGCAACTAAAACTAACTTTAATTGGTCAGAAGGAGCTAAGGTAGAATATGTAGATCCAGCTAGCCTAGTGTACTCATACACTGATTCACCTTATTTTGATGATATATATTATGTTGGTGAAATAAAAGAGATACCTATAAATGAATTAGCAAAAGAGTTTCCACATTTATCACAGACTGATTTAGAAAGTGTTGCTAAATTATATTCTAACCACAACGCTAAAAATACCAAAAACAAGGTAGCAAAGATAAAAACAAAGTATCTTTATTGTACTTTAACTACAAAACATATATGAATGATGTTTATAAAGTTAAAACTTTATCTTCAGGTGCTCAAAAATCTATAAAAAGAGACGATACATTTAAACCACCTACTGATGCTGCTGATTACTCTAGAATACAGAGATCAGTTGAATGTTTATTTGAAGGTGTAAAAATAGTTGGAACAGAGATTATGTTAAAGTGGGAGAAAGCTGATAACATGATGAGATCTAAAAGTGATTACAATAAAGTTAAGATGAATTACTCTATTGTAGCTCCAAAAATGTATAGAGGTAAAATAGAATCACTTGTAAGCAGAATTACTAGCTTTGCTGACATGATACAACTAACTCATCTTAAACTTCAACAGGTGTTATCTAGAATGGTTCCTGATGGTGTTTATTTAGACATAGATGGTTTAGCAGAAGTTGATTTAGGTAATGGAACAAACTACAACGCTCAAGAAGCTTTAAACATGTTCTTTCAAACAGGTTCGGTTGTTGGTAGATCTTTCACTCAAGATGGTGATCAGAACCCAGGAAAAATACCTATACAAGAAATTTCAAATGGAGCTGGCGCTGGTAATAAATTACAAGCACTTATAGGTAACTATAACTACTACCTACAGATGATTAGAGATGTGACTGGTCTTAACGAAGCTAGAGATGCTTCAACTCCAGATTCAAGATCACTAGTTGGTATACAAAAGTTAGCTGCAGCAAATTCTAATGTAGCAACAAGACATATATTAGATGCATCGTTATTTTTAACTGTAGAAACAGCTGAAAAAATATCACTTAGAATATCTGACATACTAGAATATTCACCAACAAAAGATGCTTTTATACAACAAATAGGTGCTCATAACGTAGCTACACTAGATGAAATGAAAGAGCTACACTTATATGACTTTGGTATATTTATAGATTTAATGCCAGACGAAGAAGAAAGACAAATACTTGAAAACAACATTCAAATGGCTATTCAGCAAAAAAGTCTAGATGTTGATGACGCTATTGATATAAGGCAGGTTAAGAATTTAAAGATGGCTAACCAGTTAATAAAGTATAAAAAGAAAAAGAAACTAGAAAGAGATCAAGCTTTACAACAACAAAATATAAAAGCTCAAGGAGAATCTCAACAGCAAGCAGCACAAGCTCAAGCACAAGCTGAGATGCAGAAAAACCAAGCAAAGGTAGAAGCTGACATGCAAATGGAAGAAAAAAGAAATGCTATGAAAGTTCAGTATATGCAACAAGAAGCTGAAATGAAAATGAAGCTAATGGATCATGAGTTTGCAATAAACATGAAGCTTAGAGAGGTAGATGCTAACAATAGCAAAGGTAAAGAAGAAAGTAAAGAAGATAGAAAAGACAGAAGACAAAGAGAACAAGCTAGCCAACAAAGCCAATTAATCGATCAAAAAAAGAACGAAACAACTCCTAAGAATTTTGAGTCTGCAGGTAACGACAGCTTAGGTAACGGTATGGGTGTAGCTGGTTTGTCTAGTAACTAATTATTTAATATTATTATATCATGGAAGAAAACAAAGACGTAGTCGAAGAGACTACACAAGAAACTGTAGAGCAAACTACAGAACCTCAGGTTGAAGAAAAACAAGAAGAGTCACCAGTATCAATAAATGAAGATGGTGACATAAGATTAGATTTAACAAAAATACCAACAGAAACAATACCAGAAGAAAATGAAACCACAGAAACAACAGAAGTTGCAGAAGATAACACTGTCAACGAGGGAGTGGTTGGAGTCGATGAAGATGCCAATGCCCCACAAGAACAAGAAGAGGTACAACCGCAAGCCGAAACACAGGAAGAGACTTTAGAAGAA